CGGTGAATCTTTTTCTAATAGAGTTTGGGGTAAGACAGGTTTACAACAGACCTTACAAAAAGACGTGTTTGCTTCTTTGAACCGTATCTACACCGACATGATGGGTTATAAACAGGAACGGGACAGGCTAGCTAAGAAATACGGCGCTAGCCGGTCAAGCGCTGAAAGGTTGATCAAAACGGAAATAGCCCGAATCAATGCGGACACACAAATAGAAATGTTAGTGGCCAATGAGTTCACACATTTTATTTTTGTGGCCGAACCTGGGGCGTGCGAAATATGCGCACCTTTGGACGGCAAAGCCTTCCCGGTTGATGAATTGGAAAAGGGCGTGAATATGTACCCTATGCACCCTAACTGTAGGTGTTCAGGATATGGACATATCGAACTAAAATATAAAAAAGGTGGTAGCACCTTAAACGATTTTAAACTAAATGAAGAAGATGAAAGTTAAAATTTCACCTTCTTTTTTTATTTGTCCAAACCGTGCTGAAGACGTTAAAAGTTGCATGAGTTCGGGGGGGTTGCCCGTAAAAGCGTAGAAAGGAGCCTACTAATGGCAGAAGAACAAAATACACAGGTTGTTGAACCACAATCACCGGAAACAGTTGAGGGAAAAGCTAGCACTCCAACACAGGAACCCGAAAAGATGGTATCAGTGGCCGAAATGCAACGCCGTTTGAAATCCTTGGAAGAAAAACATTCCAAAGATACAGCGGACGCAATTTCTAAAGCCTTGGAAAAATACAAGGCAGAAAGCGAACTTACCGGTAAAGAGTTAGAAGAATACCGCCGGAAAGAAGCTGAAGCAGAAAAACAAGCTTTACTTGATAAGATCGCTGGGCTTGAAAAAGAACAAACCAAGCGAGAATTAACAGATGAAGCTATTAAAACACTTTCTAGCCGGAAACTTCCGGTTAATGATAAAGTGATTTCTTTTGTTGTTAAAGATACCGCTGAAGGTACCTTGCAAGCTATTTCAGACCTTGAAAGCATTATTAGTGAAATCAAGGCTGAATACTCACAGTCGGAACCCCCTAAGGTTTCTTCAGATTTTAGCAGGGCCGAAAAATCAAACAAAGGGGATATTTTCCGTAATTCCCGAATCATTAAATAACCTTAAAGGAGAATTTTAAAATATGACAGTACAAACTTTTAGCCCGGATAAAGTATTGGTTTCAGAAAAGAAAGATGGAACTTTTACTAAAAAAATGACCGACATTATTATGAAGGATGTCGCTGAAAATTCCGTAGTAATGCAACTTGGTCAGTATCATGAAATGGACGGATTGCAAGAAAAAACCGTTTATGTTCAAACAGATGGCGTATCTGCTTATTGGGTAAATGAAACAGAAAAAATCAAGACTGACAAGCCTGAAGTGGTGCCAGTTACTCTTAAAGCCCACAAATTAGGGATCATTCTTGTGGCTTCCCGTGAAGCATTGAACTACACATGGGAAAAATTCTTTGAAGATATGAAACCGCAAATTGTGGAAGCTTTCCATACTAAGATTGATGAAGCTGGACTTTTGGGACATGAAACGCCTTTCGCTAATTCAGTGGCTAAGTCTGCTAAAGATTCTAGTCAGGTTGTTGTTGGTCCTATCAACTATGAAAACCTTCTCAAATTGGAAGATAAGCTTTATGAAGCTGACATTAACCCTAACGCCTTTGTTTCTAAAATTCAAAACCGTTCCGCTTTGCGTGAATCTCGCGACGGCGACAAGAAAACAATTTACGATAAGGCAAATAATACCATTGACGGTATCACTACCGTGGATCTTAAATCAAAACAATTCAAAAAAGGCGACCTTTTGGCCGGTGACTTTAACAGCTTGATTTATGGCGTGCCTTACAACATTAATTTCAAAATTTCAGAAGAAGGCCAAATTTCAACCATGAAAAATTCAGACGGCACACCTATTAACTTGTTTGAACAAGAAATGGTAGCTGTTCGCGTAACTATGGACATTGCTGTAATGGTGACTAAGGCGAACGCGTTCGCTAAATTGACCGCTAGCGCTGAAAACGTCTAAATAAATTAGAAAGGGGTAACCAATGACCTATATTGTGACCCGTAATATTATCGACACTAAGGATAATAACCGCTTTTATGAAGAAGGGGACATTTTCCCCCGTGAAGGCTTTGAAGTTTCCAAAGATCGAATTGCTGAATTGATCGGTAAGGGTGTATTGAGTGCCAAAGGCGAAAAAGCACCAGCACCAGCACCGACCGAAGAAGTGGCACCGGCTGAAGAAGCTGAAGAAAAACCACTTGAAAAATTGAAAGTGGCAGAATTGAAAGAGTTGCTAGATAAAGCAGGCGTAGAATATGAAGCGGACGCCAAAAAAGCGGATCTAGTAGCTTTGGCCCAAACTATCGAAGGGGAATAAAAGATGGAAGAAGCCCAACTAGCAAAAATTAAACGTCGGTTGGGTATTGATCCGACTGACAATTTAGAAAATGATTTGTTAACTGATTTAGTGGAAGACGCTGAAAGCTATTTTAAGGGCCTAACAGGCACGGCAGAAATAGCTAGTAAGTATAATTTCATGATTGAAAACGTGGTGTATAAGCTATACGGGCGGAAAGGTTCGGAAGGTGTAACGTCTGAAACGGTTGATGGTTATTCCGTGACTTACCAGGAATGGGATAACCTATTTAAACCGTATATGGCCATTCTTAACAAAGACTTTGGCCTAGACGGTTCACAGCGTGAGCGTGGAAAGGTGTTTTTCCTATGAAGACACCGCACCGAATCACCTTAATTTGTGGGGGGCGTAAGAAATACAATCCGGAAAAGGATAGTTATGAAACACAAGTAAGAAAAACCGTTACGGTCCCTTGTTTGGTGAATAAAGTCAGTCAATCAAAGGTGTTTGAACTGTACGGGAACCGGACAGATGTAATTATCTCTTGCCGATTCCAGCAGGAACAAGCACCTTTTACACAGGCCGTTTATAAACGTGACACCTATGAGCCTATCGAAGCAATCGACGCACCAATCAAAGGGGCAGTACGATTGAAGAAAGTAGGACCTTTTGGGCGTTAAGGTTAAATGGCACGGCTTGGAAAAATTGACTATGACCATTTCAAACGCACACCCAAACGCTGTTAAACTCTCTATAGCCGTTTTGAAAAACAACGGTGAACGGGGGAAAGCAGTGGCAAAGAAAAAAGCCCCGGTTGATACAAGTTTTTTGAAAAATCATATTACTACTTCTTATGCTGGAATGGAAGCACGTATTCACGCTGAAGCCGGATATTCCGGTTACCAGGAATACGGCACCCGGTTTCAACCAGGGACGCCTTTCATGCGCCCAATGATCCAGGAAGTTCAACCGCAATTTCAAGAAGACATGACAAACGTAATGAAGGGGGTGTTTAAATGACGCCAAACCATGAATTATTTAGATTAATTTATCAGTTGGCGGAAGCAAAAGCACCAACTTTTGATTTTTTGCCGGAAGCTGGAACAAAATACCCCTTTATTTACATAGGCGAAAATACGGCACAGGAAGCCCAAAATAACGACCTTTGGGGAACAGTGGGCCAAACGGTCCACATTTACACTACAAGGGAACAACGGGGCATTTTGGACGATATTTCAGCCTATTTAGAAACGAATGTCAAAAACATTTCTGGGAAGTGGGAATATCACTTACAGCACACTAACACTAATAAACAGATCATACCAGATAATACAGATGTCCAGCCGTTGCTTCATGAGGTCCTGGACTTTTCTTTTACCTATACTAAGAAGGAGAAAAACAACTAATGGCAGAATTAATGCAAGGAAAAGATTATATCGCGTTTTTCCGACGCGTCAAAGATCAAAAGAAACAAGATGCTGGAAAAGTAAGATTCCAAACGGAATTAACTTTAAACGCTGAAAAGGAAGTAGAAACCACAAAAACAAAAGATGGAGTTGTTAATTCAGTTTCAGACGGTGAAACTTCAGGAGAATTTACTTCCCTAGCTTACCGTGAAGATAAAGACACGGTTAATATGTGGAAAGAAATGCGCCAATGGTTCCGCAATACTGACAAGATTGAAATTTGGATCGTGGACCTAGCAAGCAAGCGAGAAGAAGGCGGGAAAGAAAAATATGACGTGGAATACTACCAAGGATTCTTTAAAAACTTTGAAATTTCCGCGCCGGCAGACGATAAGGTGGAACTTACCTATGAAATGGCGATTGATGGTAATGGTGTAATCAGTACAGATACACTCACAGAAAGCCAAAAATCTGCTATTAATAAGGCACAGTATGAATACCATACTTTGGCTAAAGAGGGCGAGGGTACAGGGTTACCAGCTTAATTTTTCAGGGGCTTATTTAAGCCCCTTATTTTTTTAATTTTTTTTGAAGGAGAAATAACAACATGATTTTAAATATTGGTGGAAAAGAATATACTTTGCGTTTTGGGATTGGATTCTTACGTGAAATGAATAAACTTCATTCAGTTGAATTTGACGGAATGAAAACTGGTTATGGCGCTATGACTATGTTCAACGCTGGGCAATCATTAAACGATCCTTTGGCATTTATTGACTTAATCAAGGCCGGAACTGTTACAGAAAATCAAAAGCCGTCAAATGAAGCTATTGAAAAATTCCTTGAAGATCTAATCATCGAAGAAAAGTATGATCAGACCATTGAGGAAATCATGAAGGAGTTAAAAGCGTCACCCCTACTCAAAAAGGCAATGAACCTAGTAGAGTAGGGCAACAGCAAGAATCAAGTTCCAATTTTGGTTATGACAAAGCCCTAGCGCTACTTATTGCCCGTCATGGTATGAACTTTAAAGAAGCAATGCGGACCACGCTTGAAGAATTTGAAATTTATAACATGGCTTACGCGATTCAACAAGAGGATAAGCGCTTAAACTCTGCTATCCAGGCTTGGTTTAATCAATCGGTTAAAGCTCAAAAAGGCCGGGGCAAGTCAGCCCGTCCGGCGTTTAAGAATTTTGAAGAGTTTTATAACCACAAAGAAGAATTTGACAGGATTTTCCAAAAAAATAAACCTAATGAAACGGCTGTACCGAACAGAAAAATGGATATGGCTGAAAGAAATAGGTTAATTAATCAAGCAAGGAAAGGAGGTAATTAATGGGAGCAGATTTTGACGTGACGGCCATACTGAAAGCGAACGTTTCAGACTTTAAAAGCGGTTTAAAAGAGGCCCAAAGTTCTTTGGAAAGTTTGCGGAATCAAACTGGGTCAAGCCTTGAAAAACTAAGCGGTTCCCTTCATGGAATTGGTGATTCCATGATCAAAGTAGGGGGCGGCATGACAACCGCTTTCACTTTGCCGGTAGTTGGTGCTATCGGTGGGGTTATCAAGTCTTTTGCAAACTTGGAACAGGCCGTAGGTGGTGTTGAAACCATGTTTAAAGATTCCGCCGGAACTGTTATCAAAAATTCAGAAACAGCATATAAGCGGGCCGGCATTTCAGGCGTGAAATACATGGAACAGGTAACTTCATTTAGTGCTAGCTTGCTTCAGGGGCTTGGTGGTGATACCGTTCAGGCTTCAAAATATGCAGATATGGCTATCGTGGACATGTCTGATAATGCGAACAAGTTCGGAACGAATATTCAGGACATTCAAAACGCTTATCAGGGTTTTGCAAAAGACAACTATACCATGCTTGATAACTTGAAACTCGGTTATGGTGGTACACAGGAAGAAATGGCCCGGCTGGTCAATGAATCGGGCGTAATGGGTGACAGCTTCAAAGCTACGGCAAAAAACGTGAAAGACATTCCGTTTGACAAGTTAATTCAAGCTATTCACGTTACACAGGAACGGCTAGGAGTAACCGGAACCACAGCAAAAGAAGCAAGTGAAACAGTTTCCGGATCGTTTGAAGCTATGAAAGCTTCAGCACAAAACCTAGTGGCCGGCCTTGGTCAGAAAAACGCTGACATCAAAGGCCTAATGCAAAACCTAAAAGATACAATTATCACTTTCAAGAATAATATTGTCCGTGTTTTAGGCACAATTTGGGATAACTTACCACTATCACCACTTCAAAAGTGGGTGGGAGCCTTTACCGTGGCAATCGGGCCTATTTTGACAGTAGTAGGGACGGTTACAAAGGTAGTAGGGACCATTGTAGGGGTAGTTAGTAAGGTTTCAGGGGCTATTTCAGCTTTGATCACAGGTTTCCAAAGTGCAACGGCCGGAGGAACAGCTATTTCCGGCGTGTTTGGTTCAATCGGTAGCGCCATAGGTGCTATTTCCGCGCCGGTTTGGGCCGTAATCGGTGTTATCGCGCTATTTGTGGCCGGTTTGGTAGGCTTATATAAATCAAGCGAGGAATTTAGAAACAAGGTTAATTCAGCCTTTCAAGCTGTTTCTAAGGCTGTTTCAAGCGCTATCAATGAAGTAGTGAATTTTGTTAAACAGATTTTTGGAAGTCTTATTTCTTGGTGGAACGAAAATCACCAGCTTATTCTTCAAACCGCTGAAACCGTTTGGAACGCTATTAAATCGGTAGTAGAAACTATTGTAAATGCAATAGCGCCGGTTATTGAAGCGGGTTGGAATACTATAGTTCCAATTGTTACTACTGTTTGGAATCAAATTAAAAACGTAGTTGAAACCGGTTTGAATGTAATTCTTGGAATTATCAAGTTAGTAATGCAGATCATCAATGGCGATTGGTCCGGGGCGTGGGAAACCGTCAAGTCTATCGCTTTGAGTATTTGGGAAGGTATTAAAACCGGCGTAGGTATTGCGATTCAGGGACTTACCCAAGTAATTCAAGCCGGGCTTGAATTATTGAAGGAGATTTGGACCGTAATTTGGAATACCCTTTGGACGGTAATAGGACCGGTTTGGGAATTTATTTCAAACTTGGTTACTACTTCAATGCAGGCTATTAGTGACTTCATTAATAACGCCTTGACAACTATTTCAGATATTTGGAACACTGTTTGGAACGCTATTTCAAGCGCCTTTGGGGCCGTTTGGGATTTCATTTACAATACTGTTTCTACAATCCTTACTAATGTTTGGAATGTCATTCAAACGGTGTTAAATACAATTTCAGAGTTTTGGGGCCATATCTGGGAAGCTATTAAGGCCGTATTTGCTGGAATTTTACTTACAATCGTAGGACTTGTTACAGGTAACTTTGACATGATTAAACAAGCGATTGTTAACGCTTGGAATATCGTAAGCGAACAAACCAAAGCTATTTGGGATATGATTGTAAATATTTTAAAAACCCTTTGGGAAACAATCAAGAATGTGGCTACGGCAGTTTGGGAAGGGATAAAATCTTTCTTCTCTAATACCTTAGACGCTATTTCTAACATTTTTTCAAGTGTTTGGAACAGTATTAGTTCGTTTATTTCTGGTGTAATGAGTGGTATTTCTTCAACTATTTCAAGTATTTGGAGTGGTATCACTTCTTCTATTAGTAGTTTCATGTCTAATATTGGAAGTACCATTTCAAACGGCTGGAATACCGTAGTAAGTACGGTTACCAGCGCCGGTTCCCGTTTAGTTTCCGCGGTTAAGAACGCCTTTACAAATGCCGTAAATGGCGCTAAAAACTTTATTAGTGGAGCCATTAACGTAGGTAAAGATTTGATCCTAGGTTTTGTTAAGGGTGTAACAGGATTTGCTGGAAAGCTTATTGACGCCGTCGGTGGTGCTGTTAAGGGCGCTATTGATTGGGCTAAAGGTTTGTTAGGTATTAAATCGCCTTCCCGTGTATTCCGTCAATTCGGGGTATATACTGACCAAGGTTTCATTATCGGAGTAAACAGCAAGGCCGAACAAGTAGCAAAATCAGTAGGAAATATGGCGCAAGGCGCTATTAACGCCTTTACTGACAAGGATCTATCGGGAACATTCCAGGATGAATTGAGTTCCGTGGATGGAGCACTAGGAAGCCTTACCGCTTATGATCCTAATGTTAATTTTGACGGTGGAATTTTGACGGTGAACCAACAGCCGGCAGATATTACCTTGAAGCTTGGCAATACAGCTTATAGAGCCTTCACCAACGACATCACCAATGAGCAAGAAATGGAATTGATTTTAGATAGTTACTAGGAGG